CCGAGTAGCAATCCACCGCGATGTTGTTGGTGATCGTGCGCTCGGCGTTGGCGATGCGCGACTCGAGCAGGTCGATGATCGCGTTCTCGCCCGAGTTCTGGATCATCTCCAGACCCGAGATCGACACGGCGACTGCGGCCTGTGCGTAGTTGAACTCAGCACCGGTAAACACGTCCGACGGCGAAATATTCAGCGCCTCATAACCGCTGTATCGCTTGAACGTGCCGTTTTCGGCGTATTCGAGTTCCTGAACGATGGTGCGACCGCCAGAGACAGTCTTGATCTTGCCGCGCTTTTTCAGGCGGTTGAGAAGGGCGTTGTTTTTGGAGATGTTGTCGGCCAGCTTCCCGGTGCGGTTGCGCAGGGTCGTGGTGACAATCTCAGTCATCGTGCTACTAGGATTGACCAGTGCCATTTTTTGTTACCTCATTGGTGTGGTGGTTAGGCCGTCAAACCCGTCCGCTGACTGCGGCAAATTGGGCGGCCAGTTCTTCCCGTAGCGAGCGCTCGACTGCGGCTGTCGGCACGGCTGTGCCGGGTGATCCGCGAACCGATACCGCTGCGCTGCGGGCTTTGTCAGCGCGAGCCTTCATGTCGGACATCCGCTTTTCTTCTGCCGTGCGGGTTTGCTCGGCAAGGAGACTGGAGCGAACGTCGGGGTTGGCCCATATCGCCTGCTGATAAGCGTCTTTCAGATCCGCTGCCAGCCCATTGCTCAGGAGCGAAGCCATGTGGGCTTTCACCTGCTCAAAATGACTGTGCGCGGGATCCGAAGCGAACGCTTGAATCTGCGATTGCAGGGCCATTTCCTGCTGCTGCTGCTGACTAATCTGTGATTGCTGTATCCACTGATCCATCTGTGCGACGCGGCTTTGCAGCGCCTGCACCTGGGGATCAATATACGGTTGCTCGCCCGGCGCGGGCATCTCTGCGCCGTATTGCTGGGCAAGCTGCTGAATCATTCGCCCCTTTTCCGCAGGGCTTGCGGTGCGCAACAGGTACGCGGTGTTGAGCAGGTTTTGCACCGCCGCAACCGGGTTGCCACCCTCCGCGTTAATGATGGGCATGTAGGGCGTCACAACCTCGCGCATCTGCTTGGCAAACGCACGCTCTTCGCTGTCGCGTGTCAGACCCTTGTGGATGTCTGCCTCGCGCCGAAGTACCTCGTTTTGGATCACTTTCGGCAGGTTGCCAAACTCGGCCTTGGCTTCTGCCGTCCAACCTTCCGGCGCACGCACAACAGGTTCCGAGGCGACAGGCTCCGAGGCGGCCTGCGCACTGGCAGGAGCGGGAGATCGGCTCGCACTAGCATCGCCGGGCTGCTCCGCCTTGCTGTCCTGCGCCTCGGAAACTGCAAAGCGTCCGCGCTCGTCTCGAGACTTTTGTGCAGGCTCGTCTTGCGACTCCTCTGCTTCTCGGATCGCGGACTCAATGGTGTCGCGCAGACTCTCTTCTTCGTCGTCGGTGACGACCTCGGCAACCTGGTTCAATGCGTTTTCTCCGGGCGAAAAAAAACCGCCCGAAGGCGGCGATGGACGAAAAAAAACCGCCCGAAGGCGGCTTGTAGGGAGCGGGCTGGTTTACCTGCTCAGTTACCTGCTTAGGACTTGCTTGGTGACGCGGGCGAGTTCTTCTCGCGGGCTATCCAGCATTGACACTTGCGACTTGGGCTTTTCGTTGCCCAGCTCGATGTAGCCATTGCGCTTAAGAAACTCGCGGTGCTGCCTGCGACTGTTGATAACTGGCGGCTTGCCCGTCGCTTTGTCCACGGCAATGGCTTGGTACGCGGCGATGTCCGGCATAACGTAGGGCGCGGTAATCACGCGCTTCATCTCGTCGTCGCAATGCATCGGGATCTCGTCAAACTGCGACAGCTTGCGAAAAACGTCCTGCACGTCGCCACAGTCGGCGCAACGGAATCGATACATCGGCATTAGTGGATCCCCAAAAGCATGAGCAACGCCGCTTCGTCTTCGCTGGGCGACGGCCCGGTGGGCGCAGGCGGCATCATCTGCCGCGCAAGGGCTGCGGCCAGCGGCGAGTACGGCTGGTAAGGTTTGGCAGCAACAACGGGTGCGGCGACTTCCGCGACAGGCTCAACCTCCGGCTCCGGGTAAGGCTCCAGCCCAGCAGCGCGGCGCACATCTCGAGCAATGTCCTCGAGCGCAGCGGCTCGCTCGACATCCAGCGCATCCGACGCCCGGCGCAGCTTCTCTATGCGCTCCCGGTACTTCTTTACGTCGCTGGCAGATAACGTCGCCCCGTCGTGCGTGTCGGGCGTGACTGTCGTCGCTTGCGCAGGCCCGCCGCCAAATGCCAGCGGCAGGTAGACAAGCCCGGCAAACGCCAGGCCGACACGGGTAAGCGCCATGGCTTAGGAGAAGTTGTAGGTGATGGTCGACGGGTTGCCGCTTGTGGTCGACGGGAATCCGTAGGTCACCCTGGTGGTGCCGCGGTTGTTGATGGCTCGATACGTCTCCGTCACGGTGCCCACGCCCGTGCGGATGCCCGCAGTCATTGCGCCGACAGCTTTGCACCAGTTGCGGTAGCTCACGCCTGTCTCAATGTTTTCCGTGTCGAACATCTGCGAGCTGATCTGCGCAACGGTCGGCACGGCTGCGGTGATCTGCGCGGCGGTCAGGCCGGTAATGCCTTGCGGAAATAGCGCATAGGTGGTGGTGGCGTCCGGTGCGGTCACCCATGCGGTGTCAACCGTCGCCGTCTTGGTGCTACCGACGTAGGCGGTGATGACGCGCTGCTGACCTGCGCCAGTGCCTGCAATCAGCGCCACAACCGTGCCGACGTACCAAGAGTCGGTCGCCACTGCGCTTGCGTCCAGCACGATGTTGGCGGTGGTCGACGCTTGAGCAAGACGCGAGCGCAATGCGCCATCGGGCAGCGTGATGATGCGAAACATCTGGTCAGCAATAACCTTGGTCGGGCTATCAACCACCTGGATGATGATTTCGTCTGCGGCCATTTCGCTTGCAGACAGGCTCCACGCCCACACCGCCGAAGTGCTATACGCGGTCGGGTTGGTGGTGATGTTGGCAAGCGATGCGCCGTCCTTGATCACCTTTACGTCGCCGCTGGCAACAGTCCAGTCACCGGACACAGCCAAATCGGTGCTGCTAGCTTTGACAACCGGCGCTCGAAACGTAAACGCTGCGCCGTACGGTGCCCAGATCGGAGTCATGCGATACCTCTTGCGATGCCGCGACCAACGCCGCGATTAAAAGATGCGAATTCGTAGACGGTTGCGGCGGCAACACCGTTGTCAAAACTGATGACGCCCGGAGTGGTTGTTCCACCGCCAATAAAAGCAAACCCAGAGAACCCCCCGCTAATGGGAGAACCGTCTGTAACAGACCCGGCGAGTGATGTGCTACCAACAGGCCCAGCGTACAAATTAATGCTTGTGCCAACTTTTTCGAGTTTTGCTTCGACGTTTGAACTGTCAACATTTACGCTTCCCGGCAACGTAAATGCGTTTTGATAAACACCGTTTCTATAAATTGTCCCGGTGGTTGTTGATAATTTGCAATAATATCCGTTGCTATAAGTACCATCGGACGAACAAATAATTATCCGATAATCGTTGCCTGTGCCCGCTGTAAATTTAGCAATGGCATAAGTCGATCCAGATTCATTCAAATATGCTGTTTTGCTTGCAAACGCGTTCCCGCCAGACGCTTGCAGTTTTGAAGATTGAACTTCAAGAGTGCCGGTATCCCCTGCCCATGTTGCGCTGATAGCACTAAGCAGCGTTCCGTTTGATTGGTTAAATGTAAAAAGCGCCATTACGCCACCGTTGGGTTAGAGCCGTTGTCAAACACATCAACGGTACGGGTTGCTCCATTAATTGTCATCGTTACCCTGATGCCGCCGCTTATTGCAGATTGACTTGCAGCGGTGCAGCGACCATTGACGGAAATGACCTTGCATGAATACAAACTGTTGCCGCTGTACGGTTGCGTAATTCGATAAATTGGGTGCCGAGTTTCATACAATCGCGCTCCGATTGAATTTCCTACGGCCAAATAATTATTTATTTCAAAAGCAGAGCTGTAACGTGTTGGAGTTTGCCCTTCAGTATTAGGGTCGTAATACTGATACAGATTTAATGACGCAAAAGACCCGTTGCTAGTCAAGTCTCTAATAACAACCGCAGATCCGTTTCTGGTAGTTGTTGTGACAGTTGACCTGGCAATTGTTGGTGACCCATAAACGTGCAGTCGCCACGTTTTGGTATCCGCAAGTCCAGTATTTACTTGATCGTGCAAAACAAGAACCTGCAAATCATCTAACCAAACAAACTGGCGAATGTATTTTGTGGGGTTAAGGAAATATCCGGTCAAGTCTAGTGATTGAAAATAATACGGAACACCCGCGCCACTTGCGTTTACTCGTGCAATATACCTTGGATTATTTGCGCCACCTAAAATCGGTTTTACCGGAACGCCTGAAGTCGGCGGCGTACTCCAAGGCGGCTCGCCAATGTCAATATATCCACTTTCCGAATCAAGGGTGACTAAATTATACCAATCAGGATATGGCAAACCTTGAGAAAGTTTTCCAAGAAAACCAGTATAACTAAAACTATTGCAATCCAAAACAATTTCGTCATCGCTTTGGTACCACAAGAAAGTACCAGCAGCGGCTACATTGTGCACCATTGATGATTGCCCTTTTACAATCGGCCACCAATGATTTTCTACTAAAGCACTGCGCCCCGTACCGCCAATTGCGTAAGTTCCTGTGGATCGAATAAAAGTTTGAGCAGAACCGGGCAACGGGTTTTCGTGATAGCGGGTTGTAAAATTGCCAATTGGCTCTGTCGAAAACGATGCGTCACGGTAGTAAAACTGCAAAAACGCACCGCCGTCATAATCAAGCCAAGCAGGCGCTCCGTTATCTGAATATTGCACGCCCATCGGGTCTGCTGCTGGTTTTGACGAAAACGTGTCAACAACAAACTGTCTAGCCTGCCTGCCAAGAGATGCCGTCTCCGCAAAATACGACGCAATCATCAACATACGCCAATCAGACGCACCAATAGGATTGTTTTTTGATGTATAAAAAGTTGGCTGGTCGCCCCTTTGCATAAGCCTATTGATTGCCGGGTTTACACTCAGCATATGATGCTTAATTACGTTGTCAAACGTAAATTGTTTTTGTGTATTAAAGTTTGACCCATACACATTATCAAGATACATATTGCCTTCAAAATGACTAATTGAAAGCGGGCTATACCAAGCCGACTCCATTGATCTGACGCCCTGATGCTTCGGCAATCTAGACTGTTCTTGGTATTGGGCTTGCCGCTCCAAAAGCAGCGTAAGCATTGCAGAATTATCTGTGTTTGTTAATATGTTTTTGGTAACAATGGGAATAATTGACAACGCTTTGTATTGACTAGCCCAAAAATTACTAAAGCTAAAGAAAAATTTATCATCGGGGCCAGGCCAATAAATTGCCGTGTATCTTTGAATGCAATCAAAAAAGTTTTTCAAAAAGTTTGCGGCTTGCGTTCTTTCTGACGAAGACAACAAGTCATAACATAAGTCTAAAATCCCGCCAACATGAAAAGTTACATAAAAAGGATCAACGCCTAGTGCATTGGATGCCGCATAAGGCGGCGCGGACGGGTCTGTTGTTTGAATATAAACGCCAGAATAACCCGGCGGCGCGTAGCCGTACAAATAGCCGTCGCCGTTTGCCGCAAGAAAGTTAATAAGCTCAGTTTTGGCTTGGTTCCTGTATGTGTTTCCAAGCGATACATTTTGATTTGTACCGGGCTGAATTAAAATCCATCCCGCAAAAGCGTAGTGCCATGCTTCAGCTTGGTTGTATACCGGCGCAAAATCATGGTTGACGTATGTCGTAGCAACCCTTGGTCTAGCCAAATCTCCCGCAATAACCGAAAAGAACGGGGCAGGCACCGTATAGCCATTTTTGTCTGGATTGCGGGTTTGAAACGTGCCAGACGTTGCGGTGTCTCTGATCGTAACGAGCCGAGCGGCGTCTGCTTGAAACAGGTACGGGCGCGTTGTAAATCCCGTTCCGGTGTTAGTGCCGGATATCGTTAAGGTAAATGTCTTTGTGTCCGTCAGCCCAGCAACAGTTGTCGCTGTAAACGTCAGCGAACCAGAAAACGACGCAGTAGGAAATCCGGTCAAAAAGCCGGTTGTAGTGTTAAACGTAATCCCCGCTGGCAGCGTTCCAGAAATAGACCAAGTGATTGGCGTATCACCATAGGCTGTAAGCACATCAACATACGGAGCGTTAATTGACCCGGTTACAAGCGACGTATTGACTATTGACGCTGCCGTCCGATCATTGATCGTAAGCAATTCGTTTTTGGAGTTTGTCGCACTGCCGTTTGTTGTTGTAAATGTTATTGGATATTGCCCAGTTGTGCTGGGCGTTCCGTACAAGTAACCGTCGCTCGTAAAGTTCATTCCGGTCGGAAGTGATCCGGTATATGACCAAGTGACGCCGGAATACGGGGGGAAATAAATTCCACTACTGTATGGGTTAAGTGGGTCTGGATAATTTAGCCCTTTAACGCCAATTTGGAGCGCCGTCACACCATTAACCACGGAACCGCCAGCCGCACTCACCGTCAGCGACAACGGCAGATTCGCGCTTCCAACCCCATTTGTCGCCGTGAACGTAATCGACCCCGATGCAGTCGCAGTCGGCGTGCCAGAAAGTAGCCCGGACGAGCTAAACGTCATGCCTGTTGGGAGCGTGCCGGATGTGATTGACCATGTGATCGTGGGCGAACCGGTGGCGAGGAATTGGGTGCTGGGATAAAGCGTGCCAACGGTGCCCGTTACAAGGAATGCGGGCGACGTGATAGTCGGCGCACTAGGGCTGTAAAACCAGCTTCCATTACCAATCGCCGCAGTCAACATCAGCGAATCCCCACCAGTCGGCCTGTCTCGTCGCGAATAAGTTGACGCGGCTGCTGTGCGCGTCGCTTCAGCATCGCCAGTCGCTGCGCCACGCGCCCCATCGCCTCATTCGGATCTACCGGCGGCGCTTCCTGCTCGCCTTGCTCACGCGGCATGACACGCACGCCTGCTGGCCTGCCCATCTCGTCGTATGCCAGCATCTTTGGCCCACTGTGCGCGTGCATCAGCTCGTCCAGGTGCTCGACCACTTCGTGCAAAAACGACGCCATAGCGCCCTGCGGATTGCTGGGCGACTCACTCATCATCGTCGGCATGGCGGGCGCACTGGTGAACGGCTGGCCGCTTTGCATAGCCATCTCCATCGCCTCATCTGGCCCGGCTGCTGACGGCTGCGCTTTGGCTTGGATAGCGGCGACGACGATCTTCGTCTCGGCGTCTAGCTTCGCCTTCCACTCGTCAAACGCATTCGTCATCTGATGCTTCATCTGCTCGATGCGCAGGTTGGCGTCGGTGCGCTCTTTGTCCCGCGCCGCTTCCATCGCATTTCTTTCGCGGTCGATCTGCATTTGCTGCTGCGCGGCTTGCTGCTGCGCCTGAATACGCATCATCTCGGGATCGGGTTTCGGCTCCTGCGGCTGCGCGGCCTGTTGCTCAAGCTTGCGCATCGCCGACTCAAAACTCCCCTCCAACTCCTTGCCAGCCTTAAAGCCGCGCACGCCAAACATAAGCATCTGCGCCAGCAAAGGCGTCAGCGTCGGCGTTTGCATCCCGGCGGCGACCGTCTGTTGCAGGAACTGGCCCGCTGCTTGCAGGAACTCGATGCGGCTGGCCTTCTCCGCCTCTTCGTCAGCTTTGATCGTGCTGTCGGTTTCAATGTCGATGCGGAATGCTCGAGCAGCGTCGTCGCGTAGGAGAGCTTCGACCTCCTCCCACGTCGGCGCGTCCATCAGCTCTTGCAGCTCGTCGGGGTCCATTCCCGTCGGCATCGGTGCGCCCTGCTGCTGCATCATCTGCAACTGCTGCTTCTCTTGCGCCGAGAACATCCGCACGCCGCTAATCTTGCGGATCGTCTCAAGCGAGAAATGCTCGGCGATGATGACGGCGGTGATGCGCACCAGCTCGCGCACGAAACGCTGAATCTCGGCCTGGCGGTCGCTCAGTCGTAGGCTGGCAAACTGGCCCTTAATCTGCTGCGCGGTGGCCGTCTCGGCCGCCTTCGTTGCGCCGCGAATGATGTCCGACAGGCCCGTGATCTCATACAGATCCTGCTTCACCTTCTCGCGTGCTTCGTGCAGCGCCAGCAGTGCGCTCACCACGTCTTGCAGCGGCAGCAAGTCGACAGCGCCCTTCAGCCCGCCCTTCTCGGCAAACATTGACCAGCTCTCAACCGGAATCAGCTTGTTTTCGATGCCTTCGCTCAAGATGCGAGCCAAGCCCGGCACGCTGGCGTCGTAAACGCCCGCGACCTTGATACTCTTCGTCAACGCGCCGATGCGCTCGGTGATGTTGTCCAGCTCGGACGCCTGATCTTGGTACTGGACGTAATCCGGCGTCGGGATGCAGCTATCGTTAGCCAGGTTGGCGAGCAACGGACGCGGGCACGGCCAGAAGTCGGGTAGGCGTAACGGATCGTCGCGCACATCCAGCGGCTTAGGGAAGTCCTTGTGGATCCACATTGCCCGACGCTCGGCCTTGTCCCAAATCTCGTACACGCAAGCCTTGCGACTGGCGTTGGGGATTTTCTCGTCGTTGACGCCACGCGGCGAATAGTCGAGCGGCACTTCGTCGCCCACTTCACCGAATCTCTTGCGCAGCTCTTCCCGCGTGAGATACACGCGCCGCCAGACGCAGCGCACTTCTTCCCATGTGCGGGCAACTGTGTGGCCGAAATCCGACCAGTGAACGTAGTCGGTCACCACGTCCTCAAACTCCACCATCTCAAGCGTCTCGGGATCTTGCACATCGTCCGAGACTTGCCCGCCCTGTCCTACTTCGTCACCAGGCGCAGGCACTTGCTGCATACGCGGCTCGTAGCGCACCCAAGTCGTACCTCTGCCCGGCAGCAAGTAGTCCAAGACGGCTTGGCGCACCGTGGCGTTGAATCCATCCTGCTGGACGAAGTAGTCAACGCAGCGCTCAAGCACCTGCGACGCATAGCGCCCAACCTTGTCGGCGTCTTTGAAGCGTCGCTCAATGTCCGGTTTGGGCGTGCGAGCGTAGATTGCGGGCAGCAGCGTCTGGACGTTGCTCCACAGCACGTTGTAGCGCACACCAGCGCCGTCGCGAATCCCGCGCTCGTCCTTGTAGCGCTTGATCAACTTTTTGCTGCGGCCTTCCCAGCCAGTCGCGGCCCGCTCATACATGCGGATCTCGGCTGTCCAACGCGCAACAAGTCCTGCGCCGTCGTATCCGCTTGCATCATCAGCGGTCGGTTTCCCGCCGCTGGTGTCGTCTGTATCGTCGGCCATTAGACCAGCACAACCGTGACCGCTGCGGTGCCGCCAACGACGACATACAGGCCGTTGCCAAACGCAACCGGCAGCGTGTAGTAGGTGCCTGCGGTAACGTTGAACACTGCGGCGATTGGCACGCTCGTGCCAGTTGCAGCATCGTCGTACAGCGTAATCGTGCCGCTGGTGCTGCTCGAGCAAAAGATGCCAAGCATTGCGCCCTGGCTGGACTTGACGTTAGCGGTGGCGCTGATCGCCTTTGCGTTGCCAACAGGAAGGTTGCCGATTGCCATTAGATACGCTCGCGTGTTTGCAGGCCAGATTCTTCAGGCCAAAATATTTCGGACGCTTTCATCTCGTGCAGAAAGCGCGGTTTTACGTCTGTTGCTGGCGGCTTAGGCGGTTGCCATACCTGACCGATGATCTCGAATGCGTCTGCCGAATGGCTTGACCAGTCGTGTCGCGGTTTCGGTTTGAATGTCTTCAACCGGTCGTCGAATTCGTACTGATAGTTGCGCAAGGCTTCGATGCCGTTGGCGCATTTCTCAGCGTCAAACCAAGCGGACTCCAGCGTCTTGCGTGCAGCGCTGATCTGATTCTCTTGCGACGTAGCGCCGACGACGGTCATCTTCACGCCCTCGGCCCACGCGAGCTGCACAATGCTGCGGCCACCAGATGCCAACAGCTTGTTGGCAGCGTCGTGCGGGACGTAATGCTTGCCGCCTTCGTACTTGTAACAACGATTCTTCAGCACGTCGCAGTAATGCGTGATGTCGTGGCCGTGCGCTTCGTAGTGGTCAATCACGCGCACTTCTGGGCGCGGCCCGCCCACAAGCTGGAACCACCAGATCACGGTGCTATCGCCAAACCCTAAGTCCCATGCTGTATGCACCGGCAGGCTTGCGTCTGCGTCCACCTGGGTAATGCGACCGGCCTGCGTTGCACGCTCCAGCCACTTGCCGTAAACCGCACCGGCGATCGTGGCCTCGAAACTGCATTCAAACTCTTGTGCGTACTGATCCTCGGTCATCTGCGACGCAGCGGCAAAGAGCTCCGTCTCAGCGACGATGCCCGACTCGCTCGCCTTCAGAATCAGCCGGTAAAAGCTAGGGTTGTTTACCGCATCGTTGACCAAACGATAAAAACTGTTGTGTCCCTTGGGCGTGCCGATAAACGTGGCCGACCCCAAACGATCAGCCAGCAACGGCCTTATGACTTCGCCCCATATATGCGGCGGGTGATCGGCGTATTCGTCAAGAATGACGTAATCAAGGTAAATGCCGCGCAACCTAACGTCCGCATTGTCTGCGCCATACAAGCGAATGCGAGCGCCATTTGGAAATTCGGCGTACAGCTCAGACTCGTTGAATCTAACGCCTGGCACAACGCCTGCAAAGCGTTTTAAGTAAGTCCAGCAAACGTCCTTGGCTTGCGCGTAGTACGGCGCCACCATTGCACCGCGCCACTCTGGCAGCTTCGACTCTAGCGCCCGCTTGAGCAGATCGTTGATGCAAGCGACTGTCTTGCCTGCGCGTCGATGGCAGACCATGACCGCCCATCGTTGCGTGCGCTGATGAAACGGCATGAATGCCGCTCGTGGCGCGTACGGGATTACGATGCGGGTTGATTCATCCATGTAAACGTGACAGGAATCTCGCCGTTATCGCCCGATCCTTCAATGCTGACAGCCGACAAATCAGGCAGCGACTTGCGCAAAAGAATCTCAATCGCTTTTAACTGTTGTGCGGTCAATTCAAGATTGCCAAGTCCGCAATCCGTAAGACGATTAATAAGCTGACTCGTCTTAATTTTTTCGCGGATTTCGTCCTGATGTCGGGAGCGCAATCGAGCAGCCATTTCGATAATCGGCCAAAAAAAAGCGCCCAAGTCGGGCGCAAGCAATGCAGGAGGAGGAGACAAACAGGAGAAAGCGGAGACACTTTCCCGACCCAAATTCTCCGGCTAATAAGCGGGTCGCGTAATGGTATCGTCGTGAGTCGCTATTAGGCGTAGTGATATGTTTTTGGCTTTAGCGCAGCGATTACCGCATCTTTGTCCCATTGCAGAATCCCGTTGTGAGACTTTTGCGGCGTAACGCCTGCATAAGCCCGCTTTTCGGACAGCGAGTTATGCACTGTGCGTCGCGACACGCCAGCAAGCGCCGCCACTTCTGCGGTGGTATACCAATCTCGATATGGCTTCATTCAATCCCTCGTCTGTTTAGCGTGATCTTGAGCATGTCGCGTGCGCGAGCAAATACGTCTTGCAGCGGTATGCTGCTGGCCCATTGGCTACGAATCAGAACGTGATGCACGGCCCTGCGCTCCAGCGGCTCCAGGCTGTCGATTGCCGCATCCACGGCCAGCGCGTGCGTCATGTCCATTGAGTCCGTCATGGTTTCAAAGTCGGTGCCGCCCCTGTACCTGATGCCCGCAGCAGTACTTGGATAACCGAGCTCGTGCCGGTGATCCGTCTGTCGAATCCATTCGCGCCAAACGTCGAGCAGATAGGACAAACGGTCGTCGGTCATCAATGCGCTCGCAGGTCATCCAGCACTTGCTCGGCGGTAATGCCAGGCGCATAGATCGCGCACAAGTCTTCATGCGTCGCCCGCTTGTTTGCCAGCACCGCCGACCAGTCCGGCACCGTCAGCAACGTGTAGGCGTTGTTGACGTATGCCAGCGCAAGCATTTTGTCGCCGCGATTTACCTTCTCGGCGACCCTGCTTGCCAGTCTCATTTTTTCAGTCAGTCTCACGACAAATCCACTTCCCTTAGTCGCCCATCTGCATGCCAGCCATGCACGACAATTCGCACGCCCGCCTCCCGCACCAGCGGCAGCAACGGACTGTCAGTGATCTTGCGCACGCGGGCCGACACGTTTGACCAGCTCGTCACCTGGACGCCCAGCACCTCGCCGCGCCTGATTGCCAGCAGGTCAATGAAGTTCCATAAATCCACTTTCCAAACCTTCATCGCCCCAGGTGCGCCAACTCGTTTTGTCTGCTCGACAACTTCCGCGTGATAACCCGCGTTTTTGAGCCACTGCATTGAGCGACTAGTTGGCGTTGCCTTGCTCATTGCAGCCCGCCAACATGCTTGATTTGCGTCATCGGCGCTGGGTTCGTCGTCCAGAACTCGCTCACCATGTCGGGGAACGTCAAAATGACCTCGATCTGCACGGCCACCCGCTCGCTGGCCTGCTCGGTGACTTGCCGCAGGCACTCCAGCACCAGGTCATGCTCGGTTTCGATGCTCATACCTTCTCCCTCGGCAAATTTCCCGCGCAAGCGCGTGGAACCAGACGCTGCCGTGATTGATACGCAGCGCAGACGGATGCCCGCACACGAGCGCAGGCGTCCTGATGCCCTCTGGACGGTGCTGCTGGCTGTACGCACATTGTTCGCACGGTGGCTTGTCGTCAGTGCGTTGTGAGCGCTTCAAGAATCTTGACCCGCAGCTCGTGAGGGCAGTGCTGGGTCGATTCCTCCAGCAGCTCGCGCAGCAACTCGCACCTGTTTTGCCACTTGCCGATGGTGCGCGTGAGATCCAAGACTCGAGACTCCAGCAGCGACACTTCCTCAGACAGCAGCACGATCTCTGAGCCGAGCATGTCAGCCCCCGATCTCGAAAAGATGCTTGCGGCTGGCGTCAAACCAAGCGGGCGAGCGGCCACGGCCCGTCCAGGTGGTGCCGGTGTCGGGGTCGCGGTACTTGGGCGCAACCTTGCGGGCAGCGGGCTTAATAGCCGCTTTGCGCTCAAACACATCGGTCAACGAAATGTTGTGCAGACGAATCAGGTTGCGCACTTTCGCCAGCGCCTCGGCCTGTTCTGCGGCGCGAATTTCGGCAATCTGCTTTTCAATTTCTTCTCGTTGCTGGACTAGGTTTTCAAGCATTCGTAAATCTCTCCGGGTATGCGTCCCGTAGGGCCGCGTTTAGCGCCGCCGTCCGGGCGGCCTCGGTCATGCTCGTGGCCCGCAATGTTTTGCGCAGCGCGTAGTAGCGATTGGTTCGAGCCTTCTTCGCGGCCATGGCGGCTTCTTTGTTGTCCGGGTCGTATTCATCGCGGGACATACCAATCTCCCGGCAAATACGCGGCAGCGACGACAAGCGCTCGTGCGCAGCAAACTGCTCGGCAGTCGGCATCAGCAGCTCAATCACGCCGGAATCTCCCGCCCCAGGTTGTGCAGCGCTTCGCAGGCGATCTTGTAGGACGCATGAGCCACAACTGAGTCGCCAGCGCGGTAACGCTCAATCACCTTGTAGGCCCACGCAGCGTTATCTTTTTTGGGCGATACCGACTCGCGAATCGCCGCCATCTGCACCGCGCCAAGCGCAATCTCGTTTTGCGTGCGGTCAGGCACCGGCAGCGCAGGCACATGGGCCGCGTGCGGAATCTGCTCGCGCGCATAGGCGACAAACTCGGGCAGCGTCGGAGGCCATGTCCATGCCTGCTCAGGCAGCTTGTGAACGGCGGCAACCAGGGCGTCGGCTGGCAGTGACGACAGCGCCCGGCCCCAAACCGCTTTCACCATCACCGGGTCTTGCCCGTCAAACATCGTCCCAAGGCGCTGGCGACCGTAAGTCGCACCCATTACCTCGAAAATTCTTTCAACCCAGCGCTCGTTTAGCGGGCGTGATGTCGATGATGTTGTCTGTTCGGAAATCGCTTGCATTTGCACGCCCCGTAAGTAAATCGGCCATCAACCCGCGCTGCACTCGCTGCGGCTGCGCTGCCCGCACTTTCTTGAACCAGTTGCCAACAAACCTCGGCGCAGTCGCCGCGCTGGCTGGCCGTTTTGCTGCATTCATCTCCAGCCATATCGACATGCGGGCAAACTCGTCATCCGCGCTCGGGTATAGCCGTCTGTAGCCAGCCCACACATCTGCGGGCATCTGGTATTCGCTTCCGTCCTTGCATCTCACCGTGATCACGCCTTCTCCTTATTTGCGCGGTCTATTCCCTAAAGCCCCCCTACCCCCCACACCAAAAATGAGAGGTAGATCGGCCATTCCCGCCCTTTCGGGCATCCAGACTTTCCGGCGCCTGGATACGCCCACCGGCCAGCATCTAGTGCTGACTACCGCTGTCGTGCGGGTAAC